AACAATAAACAAGAATGTCATCGGGGATTTGTACTAGTTCGATGGTGAACCCTAATTCTTGAAGTACATCGTAGATATCGTGCTGGTCTATGGGTTCGGTAGGGATGATGCCCTGTGCCATAGCGAGCACCTGCGAGGTAGTTTTGTATTGCTTTTCAACCATACCTATAGGATGGGGAGAATAATAGCGTAAAAGTAATGTTTTGAGGATTTCTTTGTAATCATTCATTTTAGGTAAGAGTTAAGAGTTGTTGTAATCTTCGTAAAATTCGTCTATTTGCTGCTTTTCGCGCAATACGATGAATGAGAGGGAGAGCATAAACGAAAGCACATCGCGTATAGTGTCTTTTTCATCGGCACTATTGATAATGGTAGGGTCTTCGGTGGTACGGATAATGTCAAAAATCTCTTCTTGCTTATCTTTCCAATTATCGAAATAACAGGTAACAGAGTGTGTCCAATCTGATAGTTTTAAGCCTAATTCTTGGCTTAAAGGGCGAGGAGTTTTATTGCTTGCTTTCATAGTTTTATTTGTTTAGGTGTTTGTTGATGATTAAGCCGTTGATAGCTTCGGTAAGGGATGGAGCTGCGCTCTCTACCTTTTTGCCAAAGAAAGTGAAGTGCAAGTACCATACGCCTTTGCTGAAACGTATGCGTAAGGAGCCGCCCGCGTCTTTGGCTAATACCATAAGGTCGGGCTGAGGGTTTTCGGTGGGTTTGATTTTCTTGAACGCTTTTTTGGAGAGGTTTTTAAGCGTTTCTTCCTCCCAGCGTTGTTTTACGATTTCGCGGAAGCGACGGCGCGCTGCCTTTTGGCGTTCGCGCTCTTCTGTGGTTAAAATCTCTTGTGTTGACATAATACAAAAAATAAAAAATCCGTGAGTAGGGGCTGTCA